GGAAGGAGTGCCAGGCCATTACCTTCCGCCCCTGCCTAACAAAACTGGCTCGCCAGAGGCGGGGGGGCGTGGTAGACGGTATGTCTAGGTCCAGAGAAAGCGGCCGCTGTTAGGCTGCTAGACTTCGCCACGCTTACACCATTGAGAACACATAGGTGGTGTAATATTATGTGTTTGGCTGCGTGTGTCACGAGCACGATCTATGGGGGAATCTAACCCAGGTGGTGTTGTGTATGATGAGGTACAAGCCCGTCAACACCACAGGTGGAGAGGGACAGGAGTCTCATTTCCCCTCCAAAAAACAGCAGTGGTCCGCCCCTCATGCCCTATGAAACATTAGGGGGCCGACACTAGTGGGCAAGCCCGATGGTGTGGGGGACTGGATATGGGAACCCCAGTCCGTTAAACCCGTACGGCTTCGCCAGCCTACACCGGGGGGGGCTTAATCCCCTTATTTTGGCACCTGAAAATATTACTTTTGACACTTTAAACACACACAATGATCACGAGGAGACCCATGGAGAGTCTCCAGAGGTTCCTAAGGCCTCGATCGCGCCTGCCGGGAGGCAGAATGTCCCGGTTCTCCAACAAAATCAAGAAAACGAAGATAATCACGCGCTGGGCGGTAGCGAGGACGCCAAAGATGAGCGCGAAATACGATTCTCAGCCATAAAAACTCTCTACAATTATTACTCAGAGGGTCCTTCGACCCCAATTATGCCGCATTTAGTTAACAGGTTACGTGGATTAGATGCCCTGGCCAAGATAGACGCGACGCTGACCAAGGTGGATATGAACGCGGCCTACATATTCGCCCTGAGACCGACTTTTCCGTATTCGTATGGGTATAAACAGCGCTTCAGTAACAGGAGATTAACCACTAGTGCGCTTTGCTACGCAAGGACGGGTCTATCCTCATTTCTGACCGTCGACAAAACGTACACATCTAACTCTCCATTAAAAGGGGGCTCTAGAGGGTGGCCCATTTTCAACGTGGATGTTTCATCACACGTGGCGGAGCCTCACATGAGGACATTGTCACCTATCGGTCTTGAAGTATTCAATCTGGCTACGTCTCAATTTTCGAAAACTCTATTAACTGCATCATCGAAAGTCTTCACGCAATCGCTCTACACTGCTGACATACTATCGATCTTTGGTGAGGTGTTCCTGCCACACGTGATGCAACCGGTCTCAAACTACACTCCAATACTTGTGAGGGCACTATTGGCCTTGATCCACATACTGGGGCCAGGATCTGGTAATTGCTCACTTTCATCGTCTATCTTCGAGAGCTCAATTCCACAATTCCTTACGGTAAGTCATAGTACGAACATGTCGAATAGAACGAGGTACTGCTTACATACGAGGTCTGCTTACAAGGATATGTTCAGGAACGGTATCCCACCTCAGTCGACGTTGCCACCGACGCTCGCGCCGGAGGGGTCCTCTGCTCGGGTTTTAATCCCAGAGGCCCTAGTGACCAGCCCTATGTTTCCATGGTTACTTATCTTAGTCTCGAGCGGCCCACAGTTCTTCTTGTATTCAAAGGACGCTAGTATTAATACCGTAGACATCGGTTCGAGGGGGAGGATTACATCACCAATCCCTGACGTCGCCAAGCTTGATCTCCACAGACTCTGGAATCTCTTCCGTTTTGATGGTTACCGCTACATCGACGTGGTCATAGTGGGCGCGGATAGAGATTACGTGTGGCCCTATCAAAATGGCGTGTATGTACACGGCGGCAAGGGACCCAATGGTACTGGCAACTACGGGAACGCTGACGTTCATGACGGAATAGGGACGATATTTTCGTCTTTCAACAACAATGTTAACGTGCAAACGTCCGACCTCATGCTGGGCCTATTGACCCTGTGGAACCACATAACGACTACGTACGCTACTGAGGAGGAGGTCACCATGGCGATTAAGATTGCAGCGGCTTTTGCCCTCGTCTACCCAGTACAGCCTATTGTCTACTCCGGTTGCCCGAAAGCTTTTCAGAGACACACGTCATACTACCAGCCCTCATCGGAGAACTGCTACGCAACCGACACGGCTGAAGTCAAGAGCGTGTGGGATACGGTCGAGCTTAGCGTACAGGTTAATAACGCTATGGTACTAGGTATGACACTACCGTTTGGCCAACCTACACTTAGCAGTGCACAATGGTATAATAACATCGATAAGGCCGAGATCTCTATGTTTAAGGTCGGCAATCTACCGTTACAGAACCTCGATTATCTATCTCTCGATATGATGGAATTCTACGCTCCTACGACAGGACAACTGTACGACATACGTAGTGATAACCTGATCTTGAGCGCCCATAGGACGGTGAACCTCGGAATAGGCTACACAGCTCTGGCAGATTTCTTCGCTTATCTAGCTTCAGTTCCTGCCCAGAGTTTTTACCACGACAGGATGGTCACCTCACCGATCTCAAAGCAGACGTACTCCGTCTATGAACGTTTTATTGAACGTTTTATTGATGACTTCGTAGGCTGGGACAGATGTGACCTGTTCAACCTTGATACATTGTTAGGTGCAAAACACATAGCCGGGGTAGCCTCATCTCCAATCCCGTGGCACTGCTCGCTACAGAGATGCCCACTACCCATAATCATGCATTACACAGGCCTCACTTTCGGCCAGGAGCATATAACAGTCAGGGACGTCGCCGGGGTTGAGGGCTTACAGCAGATCGTCATGAGGGACTTCCAGGGTCGTATCGTAGTAGAGCGCTTGGGCACAGCTGCACCATCTAGAATTGCAGTCAAATTAGACTGGTCTAGGCTTAGTGCCTGGTACTCAGACACAACCTGCGCCATCCCTTTATCCGATCGTGTGATGGAGATCGTCAATTACGCGGCAATATGGGATCCTACACAGGAAAGACACGCACAGGTTTCGTGTACACATACTTTAGCCCCAATTTCCTTTCGAGCTTTAACGTGTCTGAGCCTATATTCAATACGAGTATCAACCTTACACCACCTTATGACGACACGAGCCAAGCTGTAATTCAAAATTTGTCCATGCCACAGATGCTCAGCTTCGATCCCTACTACGAGTCTACGTTCTATGTGGTCTCCGCGGATAACGAGTGGATACCGACTTCAGGGCCTGCTTGGAAGGTACCATATCTGGAAAACGTAGTTAAGCGGTCTGGCAGGCGCTTGCTGGCGGAGCTCAGGATAGCATCCAATAACGGGTCTGGAGACCGTACCTTCTTGACGACGTGTAAGACAAGAAAGGGAAGGCATTTTACCTACTTCTCTGCTGCTTTGGGGGGCAAGATCCTGGAATTCGTATGCGCTCCACTGTCGAGTATCAGTCTCCAGGGCGGGCAAACGATCTACGCTCCGATTCAGCTCCAAGACGTCATACCAGTACGTAAAGAGGATCCAGTGCCAGGGAGCATATATGCAGTCTTTAAGTTCTTCTCAGAACCAAAGGCCTGGGAGGCACGTGCGCTTAAGTCCTACAAAGTCAGGTTCCAAGATCTCCCAAGCCACATAGTGATTAGTGAGTTGAAAGAGAGAGCGGCGAGAAGCTATATCGGGTCGAGGGGTTATGTCGATACAGGTTTTAAGGCTTTGGACATTTATATAGATATTCTTTCCCAAATGGAGCTGCCAAAGTACATACACGAGTTCTTAATTTTACTCAGAGGCAAGGTGTGTGAAGTCTCGAGGTTGTACAAGAAGGAACAGGTATTCGTAATATTACTAACCGTATTCTCTGAGCTCACAGCCATAGTCCGCCATAGAGGTAACAAGTCCACGGGGTCGATGGGGAGGATGTGGACTTTGTTATCAGACTTCGAGACCTTGCTTGGGAAGGTGAGCTATAAGAACCCGAGTATCATTGAGGAGCAGGTTGTTCCCTGGCTAACCTCAGACCCTATACCACGTACCCCTGACTTCTACTCTACATATTTCAAGACGGCTGTCCAGTTTATGCACAGGACATTCGTTCCCGTCACTCTCAGAAGTGCCCCTCCGTTAACATTTCACGAGTACTGTGGGAGGCCGGAGCTCTGGGGAACCACGGGATCCGGCTACATCGGCTATGGCAAGCGTAGTTTTAACAAATGGTCGATCTACGGAGCTTATCCTACCGAGGAGATTTATCGGCTAGCACTCTATGGAGATAATCCACCCCTCAAGCCGCTGGAAAAACCCGAACTTACGAAGGTACGTGCTGTAATCTCCGCCTCCCTCCAATCGTATATATTGATGTCTTACCTCGAGTACATCATGGCAGACACCATAGTTGACAAAGCATTCACTACAACTCTGATGAACGACAGGCAGCTAGAGAACCTTGAGCGCCACATGATGACCATGACCGGAGGAGTCAGGGTTCCAGTGGACCAGTCCAATTTTGATCGCCAGCCTGACTTGGTCCAAATAGGCATCTGGCAACAGTTACTGTTTCACCTGGCATCTGCGTCAGCTCCGTACAGAGCCCGCGACAGTGTCTCATTAGTCATATCACGTTTAGCTTCAACTACGACTTTCCCAAACCTAAAGGTACGGATGTCGGACGGTGACAAACGTGTGCTACACGGCCTCCCCTCGGGGTGGAAGTGGACCGCTCTGCTAGGGGCTCTCATCAATGTGACACAACTTTTAACCATGGCGGAATTGTCCAACACTCTGGCCTCGTTGAGGTCAACGGTGGTGCAGGGCGACGATATCGCTCTAAGTATGACTGACCGGGAGCAGGCCACACAGTTAGTTGACACTTATGCACGTCAGGGGTTCGAGGTCAACCCGAAGAAGTTCTGGATATCACCCGACCGGGACGAATTCCTTCGGAGGGTAGCAACCCCTGGTATAGTCGCGGGGTACCCAGCTAGAATGATGATTAAATTGTTATATCAGCTGACGGAACCTGAAGAGCCCTCACACTACATCTCCATGTTGCCAAAGTTAGCGAAGGTGCCTAACGTGGTCCAGGAGCATGTAAAGCCCCGGTCTGATGTGCCATGGTCGGAGACCGTCGAAGAACTTGATTGGCGCGAAGCTCTCGCTATACTGAGGCATAGGCCTGCCCGTACGTCAGAACTGGTGACTCAATGGCTGCAACTGATTGGTAGGTTTACAGCTGCTCATCCAGATAAGCGAGCCTTAACTCTTCTCTACCGTTGGTTCGTGAGAGATTTGACACATGCTACAAAAATAAAAAAAAGAAATCTTCTGGTCCTGTTACAGCAGCCGGGCTTCTGGGGGGGTTATTCCCAGAGCCTGGTTGGCTTGTTAAGGACCACTCACCTCGCAGATATGATAGTTAGCGAACTAGACATAGGACTGCCAGGTCCTCGGGCCACGTCTAGTCGCTTTGGGACATCCCCTACCTCACTGGCCCCGCACTACCTCACTCTGATAGTTCCGAGTAGCGTGCATGTGCAGTCGCAAAAGGAATTGGATTTGTGGGGGCTGTGCAGATCCAGTAAATATGCTAAGCACTATTCAAACATATTTCGATACTACAAACTGACTCTTCCTACGTTGGTGCTTTGGGCCCAACGGCTAGGTGATAAACACGTCACCGATTTCATTAGATCTGTCACCCTGGGTTCAGAAATACCAAAATATGACCCGCATGCGCGTCTATTCACAAGTAACGGGGTGTCAGTAGGAATGTTAATAAGGATAAGAGTACGACATTTTACCCACAGAGTGCTTCGAAGAGAGACACCTAAGTGTATCCCCGTAATCGTCGGGCTATATCGGGAGCAGACACTATCCGTTCCGGAGAGTGTTCGTCTATCGGAACCTGACAAAATACTATTAAGCCTACAACGGGCGTCGGGTTACTCACTGAATCTAGTTAAGAAGATATTACAGATCACTAGGAAACCAGTGGACCATCCGGTGGACGCGAGGTTCTCACAGGCATTCCCTAACAACTGGAGCGACTTGGCTAGAACGGCTGGCACCTTTTTGTTGACTGTACCGGCTTAGGAGGTTTCAGGAGACAATGCTGACCTTGTGCCTGAGCGTTTGGGCTTCAACCATAGCAGCTGGCTTCACGCAATTTTTAGGTCAAGGAAATTTCTCCTTTGCGTAGTAGCATAGCTGTTCAAAGAAAGAAAAAGAAATACTGGTAATTACCGCACACGATCGGTGGGTCGACCAGCATAGGGTGGTGTGCGGTTCGAGAACGGGGCTGGCCTTAGTACCGTCATAACACCTGGACACGTGTAGAAACTGTCCCCCCTGTAGACTCCGTTGCCTGTAGGAGGCAGCGTACGAGGGGGTCG